ACGACCAGCAAAATGACAGGCATATTTAAACAAGATTTAAACGCACGAAACGAATTTTTAAATTTTATAAAGCATGGCTAAAAAAACGAACAAAACGAACACACATAAAAAAGAAGAACAGCAGCGCACAATTGACGCGAAAGAAACAATACTTGAAGCGCTTAAATTGTCACTTGGTGTTAAAACAACGGCATGCAACAAAGCAGGCATTTCACGAACGCAGCTTTACAAATGGATAAATGAAGATGAAGAATTTGCGGCAAAGGTGCATGACCTACGTGAAACGGCCCTGGACTTTGTTGAGAGCGCAATGTTTAGCCAGATACAAAACGGCAGCACAGCGGCAACAATTTTCTATTTAAAAACGCAAGGCAAAGACCGCGGCTATATTGAGCGCAGCGAAGTTGATTTGCGTAATACAGCGCCAGATTTAAGCGGCTTATCAACAGACGAACTTAAAAAGTTATTACAGGAAGATGAATAAAGCACAGGCCGCAAAAATATACGCACGGGCCGAACTTGCCAGGCGTGAATTTTGGGCCTTTTGTTTGTTTTATGACCGTGAATTTTTTAAACAGCGGGCTTTTTTAAAAGACGTTGCGCAGGCATTGCAGGCCATTGACCAGGGCGAAATAAAAAGCCTGGCTGTAAACATGCCGCCGCGTGCTGGAAAGTCTTACATTACGTCTTTATTTTGCGCCTGGTGTTTGGGCCGCAACCCGCGCGAAAGTGTAATGCGTAACACTTGCACGGCGCATTTATACCAGAAATTCAGCTATGACGTGCGCAGCATTGTCAAAACGGATATTTTTAGACTGGTATTTCCAAACGTGCGTTTAAGTGATGATAAAAGCAATTTAAACGGCTGGAACACGAATACCGCGAAAATGGTTTCTTATTTTGGCGCTGGCGTTGGTGGAACAATAATAGGTTTCGGCGCTTCAAAAGTTGCTATTACAGACGACCTTTATCGCGGCCTTGAAGATGCTTTAAGTGATACAGTAAATGACAGAATTATACAATGGAAACAGGCAACGCATGACAGCCGTTTTGAAACTGGCTGCGCGCGTGTTGATATTGGCACACGTTGGAGCATAAATGACATAATAGGAAAACAAATGGCTGACGGCATTTATGACCGTGTTATTATAATACCAGCGCTAAACCAGCATGGAAAAAGTTTTTGTGAAGCTGTAATGTCAACCGCTGAATATGAAGCAAAGCGGGCCAAAATGACGAAAGAAATATGGCTGGCCGAATACATGCAAGAGCCCGTTGACTTGGAAGGCCGTTTATTTGCCAATTTTAAAACAGTAACGCCAGCAGAATTAAACGCGCTGCAAGACGCGCACGGCGTTACGGGCTGCCTGGCGTATTGTGATGTCGCAGACCAGGGAAAGGACTTTACAGCGCTGGCCATTGCAGCCGTAATAAACAAAGAAATTTACCTGGTTGAAACGCTTTACACGCGTGACAATACTGACGTAACTATTCCACAGGCGGCGGCGTTGCTGGATAAATGGAACGTGAGTTATTGCCGTGTTGAATCAAATGCAATGGGAGCAATGTTCAGCCGCCATTTACAAAAGGCAACAAAAGCACGGATATTACAAGTTAACAACCAGGCCAATAAAATGACGCGGATTATAATGCAGAGCGCTTTTATATTAAATGAATTTAACTTTGTGCAATATAACACGCCGCAGCACCTGGCATTTATTGACAACGTGTTATCATTTAGCAAGGAAGGCAAGAATAAACATGATGACGCGCCTGACTGTTTGGCTGGCCTGGCCATGTTCTTACAGGCCATGATAAAAAAAATGTAAAAAAAATTAATAAAAAAACTTGTATAGTTAAATTAAATTTGTATATTTACAACAGTTAACAATTAAAACACAGTACAAATGATTACAGAATTTTTACAAATGACATTTAAAGCAAGCGAAAAAGACGGAATTTTGGCAGCTATTATGAATGAATTTGAATACGAAAGATTTAGAAAAGGAAAAAGAATTGTAAAAGCTATAAAACACCGCGGCGAAAAGTTTACAATTACACTAAATTTTGACGCACAAGATTTAGACACACAGGACAGAATTAAAAACGCAGTTGACAAACACTTTGAAACACTTTAAAACATGGTAACAAGAATAAATTACATCGTTGGCAACAACATTAACACGGAAGTAAAAGAATACATAAAAGCAATACAAAGCCATTTAAAAGGCGCGCGGCTAATTGTTGGCGGCAATGGCTGCGACACTAAAAGCGTTAAAGAGTTTGGTGATACAATATTAATGCGTGACAATAAAGAAATTACACGCGCAATAATACGCGCTGGATTTAATACAGAATATTTTGCCAACATTGTTGACCCGCGTGAATTGCCTGCGCTATGCCAGGAAAATAAATTACAGTTGTTAATTATTGATTACACTGGCAAAGGTGAAGAACAATTAAAATTAAACTAATATGTATCCTTATCACAATAAAATAAAACAGCGCATTGAAGCAGGCGAATTAATTGGTTATAAATACATTAATAACCATGCACGAATTAAAGGGCATTTATTAATGTTGTACTTTAAAACAGAGCCGTATGAAAGACCAATAAGGCCGCACAGATTTACAGAATATAAGCCAATTTTAAACCATAGTTTAAAAATAAATTAGCTATGAATAAAACACGTTTAAGAAAACAGCCAACGCCGTTTAATAAATTACCATTGCGGGAACAATGGCGTGACCATTACGCAAAGAAAAGTTTAATTGGCTTCAATAGCGTTTTTGGTTTTGTTTATAACCCTATTGAATGCCAGGTTAACGCGCTGGCTGTATTAAATAAATGGAAATGATAACGAATTTAAAAATACAGCTTTTTTGCTGCGCTGTTTTATGCGTTTATTTATTACTAAAAAGAAAAACATGAACAAACATACCAACGCAGCCATTTTAAGCGTTTTAACGGCGCTTTTATTGTTTGGCCTTTACATTGTATTAATGCAGCATAAAAAGACCGTGTATGACTTTAAAATGTTGCCGCCAGACAAATATTTAGACAGCGTTGAACGTGGCAGATATTAAACGCCTAAAATAGCGCGCTGTTCTTCTTCTGTTAATATAACGCCAGCCGTTTGAATTTTATTAAGTGCGTCTGCCCTGGTATTTAATGCCTGGGCTTCAAGGTTTTCATCAGCCTGTAAAACAGGAATATGACTGAAATCGGCGTGTAATTTATAGCCTTCTTCATCCAACTTAAACTGTTCAATTATACTGTTATAAAGTTGCTGCGTTTCTGGGATAATTGTATCAGTATAAGCCATGCGAATACCGTCACGAACGTTGCTAAATGTTGCGCCTTTTTCCTGGCTAAAAATGTAACTATTTAAGCCATACGCGTCAACAATGGCCAGTTTATCCGCTGTTAATTCTTCAAACAACATTAAATCTTTTGTTGGAAATGACATGGCCTGCCAGTTTACATCAGCTTCCGTTATAATTAATTCGTCTTTGCTGCGCCTGTACCAATCTTGTTGAATTTCGCGCTTTTCTTCTGGCGTTAAAGGTATTGCGCCGCCTATGTCACTATTCTTGGCTGAAAGAATACCAATTGCGCCAATATTTTCAAGCAAAACGTTTCTTTTATGATAGCTGGCTTTTATATTTGAAAGCGGGTATTTTAGCGCATGCAAGCGGCTCGCTGGATTAACTATATTAATGCCGTCTGGCGTGTTAAAATATAGCATGTCGTTCCAGGTTAATTTTTCTTCCGTATCACTATCATAACAAAACGTAAAACTATCAATAAGACCTTCTTTATCCAGCTGGTTTAATTTTTTGCCGCTTAAATTAATTTTTATTTTATCGCTGGGAAGTGGAACTAATAAATTAACAATGTTAAAAGACCGCCGCGGCGCATATGCAAATGAATTACTGTAAAGCGCATCATTTACACTTAAACTGAATACAACGTCTGGCCAGCTTTGAATGCCGTTTGGTTTATGTATTAAATCTAAAAGCCAGTGCGTTTCAACCAGTTCATTATTTTTGTATAAGCATGGTTTCGCTGCGCTCATCATGCTGGCGCGTTTATTTACAACGGCGCGCAGTTCTGGAATTGTAAGGTATAATTCAAAGGCGTTTTCAGTATCAACCCAAACAGCGGTCTTTTGACCCCAAACGCGGTTATAGTAGCCAGTAAAATTATTAATAAAACGGTTTTGAATGTCGGGATTTATGCCGAAAAACGCATGCCAAAAATTAAGCGGATTAGTTTCGTACATTTTTTTTTATGATAATGTTTTGTCAAATTTACTTAAATTTGTATTGGTTTCAATATCTCAACCATGGAAAAAACGAATTTAGGTTATCAAATAAAGGCGCAACCGCTTGAAATTAAAGACCTTGACGAAAACAGTAGAAAAGTGGCTTTTTATTTAAGCGCCTTTGATAAAATGGATGCAGACCGTGATATTATACGCCGCGGCGCATTTAAAAAGTCTTTGCAGGAACGCGGGCCGCAAAGCGCTTCAAACAGAAAAATAGCTTATTTGCGTTATCATAATTGGGAAATGCCAATAGGCAAATTTTTAGAACTGGCCGAAGATAATTACGGCCTTTATGCCGTTGGCGAGTTGGGAAATAGCACGCTGGGAACAGACGCCTTGCATGATTACAAAGACGGCATAATTCGCGAGCATTCAATAGGCTTTAAATACATTGCAGACAAAGTAAAGTTTATTGAAACAGACCAGGAAGGAGCAGGCTTTTATGAAGTTTCAGAAGTTGCACTTTGGGAAGGCTCGGCCGTTACTTTTGGCGCAAACGAATTTACTAACGTGGTTGACGTTGCCAAAACGGAAGGCCATATAAATACGGCCCAAAAGTTAAGCCAGGAAATTGACCTTACTATTAAGGCCCTGGCCAATGGTAAAGGAACAGATGAACGCCTTTACAATATGGAAATGAAATTAAAATTTTTAAATGCGCAATTGTTAGCACTGGCAACAGCAGAGCCGTTTGATAAACATTCTGTAAAAAGCGAGCCGCAAGAAAAACCATTGGTATTTAATTGGGAAAAGGTAGGTGATTTCTACGAAAAACAAACATACAAAGGTTATCCACAAACCGCAGTTAATAACGCAAAAAAAGGTATTAGATTAAATGAAGCCGTTGGCAATAAATGCGCGACAGCCGTTGGAAAACAGCGTGCGCGTGATATTGTTGCAAAACGTGCATTCAGTTTAGACACCTTAAAACGCGTTTATTCTTATTTATCCAGGGCCAAAGCATATTATGACGCCAATGATGAAAAAGCATGCGGAACAATTAGTTATCTTTTGTGGGGAGGTGAAAGCATGCGCGTTTGGAGTGAAAAGAAACTTGCCGAAATAGAAAATAATAATAATTAAATTTGTAAAAATGTCAGAAAACAACATGACACCAGAGCAAGTGATTGAAAAAATAAATGATTCAATTGCTGCAAAAACTGACGGTTTCGCAAGAACAGAAGAAATTGACGGTTTAAAAACTGACCTGGCAAGCGTTAAAGAAATGATTGCCAAAACAGACGAAAACAACGAAATTAAAAAGTCTATTGCAGACGTTGAAGCGCAATTATTGGCGCTTAAAGAAACACCAAAGCAAGAGCCAGCGCGAACAGTGCGTGAAGCAATTGCAAACGCTGTAAAAGGTGCAAAAGAAGAACTTTCAGCACTTGCAGAAAAAACAAAAGGGAATGTAAGTCTTGCTGTAAAAGTAGCAGGCGAAATGACTATTACTGGAAATTACAG